CCGAGGCAGATCAGAGTGGACAAGATGGGGAAGGGAAGGACGCGACAGCAACAGATGAGGCTAAGGAAAAGAAGCCGAATCCTAAGCTAGAACGGCGGTTTTCAGAGATAACCAAGCAGCGGGAAGCGGCGCGAGATGAAGCGCGGCGGGAACGTGAAGCGCGGGAGGCTTTGGAAACACGGCTGCGGGAACTCGAATCGAAGGTCAATCCACCGGCTGAAAAGCCTGAGAGCGATCTAGGCGAGGAACCAAAGCCGGAAATGTTCAACGATATGTTCGAGTACGCGAAAGCGTTAGCCGAATATACCGCTGACAAGAAATTGCTGGAACGGGATAACGAGGAAAAGGCGCGTAAAGCGGCAGCAGAGCAGGAAGCAAAGTTTTCTGCGTGGGCTGACCGAGTGAATGCTGCCAAGAACGAGTTACCAGACTTTGATGACATGGTGCAAAGCAGTGAGGTTCGGGTATCCGATCCTGTACGCGATGCGATCATCGAGTCAGAGCATGGGCCAAAAATTTTGTATTGGTTGGCTGAAAACACCGACTATGCAAAGAAGTTGGCCGATATGTCCGCAGTTTCTGCCATTCGTGAGATTGGGAAGATCGAGGCACGCTTCGAGAAGGCAAAAGAACCGGAACCGAAAGCTGTTGTTGGGAAGTCAAAAGCGCCAGCGCCGATTAATCCGTTGCGAGGCGCGGTCAGTACAGTTGATGGCAACTTGGATGCCGATGGCAATTTCCACGGAACCTATCAACAATGGAAAGCCGCCCGCGCAAGCCGGAAAATCCGCTGATTAACACCCTTTTCTAAAAGGAAATAGAAATGTCCAACAATTTGCTTACCATTAGCAAGATCACCAACGAAGCGTTGATGGTCTTGGAGAACGAACTAACCTTTTCGTCCGAAGTAAACCGCGAATACGATGACCAGTTTGCCGTCGTAGGCGCAAAAATCGGTAACACCCTGAACGTCCGTCGTCCTGGCCGTTTTATCGGTACGACCGGCCCTGCGCTGAACGTTGAAGATTTCAACGAAACCAGCATCCCTGTCACTTTGTCAACCCAATTCCACGTTGACACTCAGTTCACCACGCAAGATTTGGCACTGTCGCTCGATATGTTCAGCGACCGCGTTCTGAAGCCTGCTGTGGCGGCTATCGCCAACAAGATCGACTTTGACGGCCTGACAATGGCAAAGAACAACACTGCTAACATCGTTGGCACTGCTGGCACGCCACCGACCGGCCTGATTACTTACCTGACTGCACAGGCTTATCTGGATTCGGAAGGCGCACCGCGTGATGGCCGTCGTTCTTGCATCATCGAGCCATTCACTTCGGCAACTATCGTTGACAGCCTGAAAGGTCTGTTCAACCCGCAGTCGGCTGTAAGCGATCAGTACCAGAAGGGTCTGATGGGTCGTGATTCGGGCGGTATGAACTGGAAGATGGATCAGAACGTTGTCGCGCAGACTTTCGGCGCGTGGACTTCAACCGCTGGCACGCTGACGGCTAACACTCAGTCAATCGGTATCGCAACCGGCTGGGCATCGTCATCGACCATCACCCTGACTCACTCGGCTGGCCTAACCCTGCGTCAAGGCGATGTGATTCAGATCGCTAACGTGTTTGCGGTCAACCCACAGAACCGTCAGGCTTATGGTTCGAACAAGGCGCGTAACTTCGTGGTTCAGTCCACCGTTACAGGCACTGGTTCGTCCACAATGTCGGTTACTGTTGTCCCAGCGATCATTACTGGCGGTCAGTTCCAGAACGTTACGATCCCAACCACTTCGGCTACCGCGACCGTAACCCCGTTCTCGATTGGCACTTCGGCAACCGGCACCGTATCGCCGCAGAACATCATCATGCACCGCAACGCGTTCACGCTGGCGACTGCTGATCTTGAGCTGCCTGACGGTGTGCATTTCGCTGGCCGTGCGTCGGACAAAGAGCTTGGTCTGTCGATGCGTATTGTTCGTCAGTACACGATCAACAACGACTCGATCCCGACCCGTCTTGATGTCCTGTATGGCTGGGCACCGCTGTATCAAGAACTGGCCTGCCGTGTCGCAGCCTAATTAACATTGAAAGGAAACTGACATGAGCAATCCAGGACCAGCAAGTACCCAAACCAACCACCCGTCGAATCTGGCAACCAACCAGGCTTATCGCCTGTTGGCTAGCGCACAGGGTGTCAACCTTAACTCTGTCGCTGATACCGTTGCACCTATCGTAAACAGCTCGTCGTACAGCGTTCAGGACATCATCGTGGCTAACGCCAGCGTGAACTTGACCACTGCACAGCTCGCTGTTTACAGCGGTCCAGGTGCAACTGGTGTGGCAGTCAAAACCGCTTACGCACTGACCGGCAACTCGGCCAGCGACAAAGTGGTTGTGACCGCTGCGACTGACACTGACTCGCTTACCGGCGACAATTTGTTTATTCGCTGCACGACTGCACAGGGCGCAGCGGCTACCGCCGATGTGTACATCTACGGGTATGACCTGACTTTCCTGCCTTAATCAGCATGGAATAGTCAACGAAGAAGCCGCCCCTCATGGGGTGGCTTTTTCTCATTAAAATCAATGAAAGGGCAAACCATGCTGCCAAGTTTTAGACCCAACGGCCCGTCCTATCGCATCACAGTACCGAGCAGCGCATCAACAGCGTTGCAAATCGTTCCGAACACCAACGTTCAAAACAATTACGTTTCGCTGATTAACACTGGTTCCGCGCTGGTAACGGTATCGCTTGGCACGACATCGGCGACAACGGTCACTCCAACAGTGCCATCGACCGGCGCATCGGTGCCAGGCGTATTGCTGCCGCCGTCTATGAACTATCCAATCGTTGTGCCTGCGCCGCGAAATGAGTTTTTTATTTCGATCATCGGCAGCGCAGCCAATGGTGAGCTATTGGTAACACCGCTGGCGGCTGGATAAATTATGGCGAATGAAGTCGCCAACACGGAACGGATCAATATTGTTCCGGTTCAGGGCATTTTTGCGCCTGAACCGACGTTTGCCATTCAGTATTTTGTCGGTCCTGCTGGTACACCGTTTTTTGCGCCAATTAGCCCGAATCAGTCGGGGCTGACAATTACCAATTCGACCATTAATTCGTCGATTATTGGTGGGAATGTACCGGCTGCGGCGTATTTCACGACCGCGCAGGTCGCTGCGACCCCGACGGCAGACACCGATGTGGCAAATAAAGCCTACGTTGACTCTGTTGCGCAAGGGCTGGACATCAAAGCGTCGTGTTTGTACACCACGACCGCCAACATTACGCTGTCTGGGCTGGGTACGCAGGCGGGTGGTGACTGGCCATCGACCCTGACCGCGGGCGACCGCATCCTGGTCAAGAATCAGGCTAACCAAGCGCAAAACGGCATTTATGCGGCATCGGCATCGGGATGGACGCGCACCGCCGATATGAACAACTGGGCCGAAGTGCCTGGTGCGTTCACGTTTATTGAGGATGGCGCAACGTTATCGGCGACTGGCTGGGTAACGACTGCGGGATCGACCGGCACCATTGGCGTGACCAATATGCCGTGGACGCAGTTTAGCGGGGCGGGGACGTACACGGCTGGCAACGGGCTGCAACTGATCTCAAATGCGTTTTCGGTCAAGCTGAACGGCACGACTTTGGATGCCAGCAGCAGCGGGTTACGCATTTCCACCACTTACGCGGGGCAAACCAGCATCACAACGCTTGGCACGATTGGCACGGGCGTTTGGGAAGCCACCGACGTTGGGGTATTGCATGGCGGCACAGGCGCATCGGATGCGGCTGGCGCTAGGGCAAACCTTTCGGCTGCGGTTTTGGGCGCTAACAACGACATCACCAGTATGTCGGCCATCACGGGGTCGATTGCCACGCCGACGTACATTCAGTTCAACACCACGCAAAACCCGCTGCCAACCGACGCGACAGGGCGCATTTACTACGACAGCAACGACCAGTTTCAAACGTTAGCGTTCCAAATGAACGGTAACGTAGTTCAGAAAATTGGTGAAGAACAGTTCTATCGGATCAAGTGTCAGGGCGCGATTACCAAAGGGCAGGTCGTATCGTTTGCCGGTACGCTGGGATCATCGGGCGGGTTAATCGGTAAAGCCGCAACTGGGCTGACCAAAGATCAAGCGCAATATGTTTTGGGCGTGGCGGCAGAATCCGGCAATAACAACGAATGGATTTTTGTCGTGTCGTTTGGTGAGGTTAAACAAATCAACACCACCGGCGGCGCTGAAAATTGGGTACAAGGCGATGAGCTGTACTACAACCCAGCGGTAACCGGCGGCTTAACGAAAATCAAGCCAGCGGTTCCAAACGCCATCGTTTTAATGGCTGCGGTGGTCAATGTTGGAACAAACAACGGCATTTTGTTTGTACGGGTTACTTATGGGTCGGTGCTGGGTGGTACGGATGGCAACGTGCAATTCGGAACCCTTAATAATCTGGATGTGCTGCAATACAACGGCACCGGCCAATACTGGACAAATGCACCTGCCAGCGGACTGTCGGTTAGTTTTGCAACCACGGCTGGCAGCGCAGGGTCGGCGAGTACGGCAGGCACCGCGACGAATCTTGCGGGTGGCACAACAGGCGCTTTGCCGTACCAATCGGGTGCTGGCGCTACTACATTCCTGAATCTAGGCACCGCAACCCATATCTTGACCGCAGGCGCTTCTGCGCCGCAATGGACTAATCCCACAACGATTACAGTCGGCAACGCCACAAACGCAACAAGTGCAGTAACCGCAACCAATTTGGCAGGCGGGGCTGCGGCGAGTATCCCGTACCAATCTGCGACCGGCACGACGGCGTTTCTAGCGTCTGCGGCTGGCGATTCTGGCAAGGTCTTGCAGAGTAATGGGACAAGTGCGCCGAGCTGGATCACGCCAGTGGCTTACGCAACGGTCACCGATGACACGACCACGAATTCGACGTTTTACCCGCTATTTGCAAACCAAACTAGCGGCAACCTAACGACACTTTTTTCGTCATCTACAAAATACCAGTACAACCCATCGACCGGCATTTTGACGGCCACAGGGTTTAGCGGATCGGGTGCAAGCCTTACGAACTTGCCAGCGGGTCAACTGTCAGGCACGATTCCGTCAGGGGTTTTGGGCAATTCCAGCCTGTTTATTGGCACCACTTCAATTGCGTTAAATAGGACAAGCGCCAGCCAAAGTCTGACAGGGGTAAGCATCGACGGGTCGGCAGGATCGGCGACAACTGCAACAAATGCAAACAATGTGGCGGTGACAGATGACACCACAACAAACGCAGATTATTACGTTACTTGGGTCAACAATACGTCGGGAAATCGGGCGATCAGCGTATCATCGACCAAGCTGAAATTTAACCCGTCCAGCGGCGTTTTAACGACCACCGGCGGCATCGGTGGAGGGGCATTCTGATGAATTGCAGAATCTTAGATATTCAGGCCAACGAAGGCGTAATTACCGCCGCCAAATACTTGTGTTCTATCGGCGACGTTGAATCCGAAGGTTGGTGGTATTTCAAAGAGCCTGGCGGCAAGGATTTCGCTGAGGTGGGTGAGGCTGATGTCATTGCGTGGGTGACTGCTGAAGCTGGGCAGATGATCCAGACCAATCTTGAAAATCAAATTGCGGCTATGAAAGTGCCAAAGGCGGTAGCGCCGTGGTTGCCGCAAACATTTACGCCAGAGGTCTAAATGGCACAAACAGGATTTACACCGATTCAAATTTACAGCAGCAGCACGGCTGCCGCTGCGCCTGCGGCTGGAAGTTTGACTAACAGCACATTAGGATCAGAGCTTGCCATTAACATTACTGATGGCAAACTTTTTTACAAAGACAATGCCAATAATGTTCAAGTTATTGGCTGGAAAGTTGTGCCGACTTCCGCTGGCGGTACTGGCTTGACCAGTTTTACCGCTAACCGAGTTTTTTACGCTGGAACCACCAGCACCGTTAATCAAAGCGCAAACCTGACATTTGATGGCACTACGCTAACCGCAGCCAATTTTACCGATTCGTCGCTTACGTCAGGCCGAGTAACTTATGCCGGTACGGGCGGTAATTTGGTGGATAGTACCAATTTTACGTTTGATGGCACTAATGCAAATTTGGCTGGCACAGGGGCGCAGTTAATTATTGGATTTACGTCAACACCTGTAAGTGGCGCAAGTGCAACTGTGCAAGGTACTGCTGCGGGATTCGCTGCTGTTCGATATGCAACAACTGCAGGTTTGCAACCGTATGTTAATTTATATCGCAGTCAAGGCACAACAATAGGCACCCCTTCCGCTGTAAATTCTGGCGACGGTCTTGGCCGATTGACAACTTTTGGATATGACGGTGCTGGTTATCAAAGCGCAACAGAAATTCGCTCAGAAGCCGATGCCGCACCAACGTCAGGAACATCTACGCCAGGCCGAATTGTTTTTGCGACTCAGACTGCCGCTGGAATATTAACTGAGCGCACAAGATTTACATCTGCTGGTCAATATTTATTTGGCACAACATCTTCAACAACAGGAAACTTTGTTGTTGGAACTGCTCAAGCAAATGCCCAATATAATTTATTGGTGTCTGGAGCGAATACTTATGCTAATGCAACAGTAGGCGCTTTTCATAATGCTTCCGTTATTACCGGAACCGCAGCTACCACTTCAATGCGAGGCATTAGCAATATAAACAATTGGGCTCCTGCCGTAGGAGCAAGTATTGCTAACGTTTATGGTGTTTTTAATCAAACAGCATTAAACAGCACTATTACGCCGACAAACTATCATTCTGTTTGGTCTGCCGTTCAATTAACATCGTCTGCAACTGGCGGAACGATTACATCAAGTTACAGTTACAACGCTGGAGCGCCTGTATTTGATGCAAGCGCGACAACTAACATTACCAATCATTACCATTATTTTGCTGGAACTATTGCAAACGGCGCAGCACAGACGATTACTAATGGTTATGGTTTTTATGGAAACGTTGCTTCAGGAACTGGACGTTATAACTTTTATGCGGCTGGCACTGCACAAAACGCTTTCTCTGGTGATGTTCTTATTTTTGGTGCGGGTGCATTAGGTTATACATCAGGGTCTGGCGGTTCAGTTACTCAAGCAACAAATAAATCAACTGGAGTAACTCTTAACAAAACTAACGGCAAAATTACAATGAGTAATGCGGCACTTGCTGCAAATACAGCCGTTTCTTTCTTGTTAAGCAATACAACAATTACAGCAAATGATGTTGTTGTTTTGTCTTTTGGCTCTGGGCCCGGAGGAATGGAAGTAAATTACACTTTATCTTGTGTTGCTGTTGCAAATGGCGCTTACATAGGATTGAGAAACATGACCGCAGGTTCTTTATCTGAAGCGGTTGTTATCAACTTTGCTGTAATTAAAGCAACAACAGCATAAAGGATAAAAATGTCTAAATGGATTATTGAAAATATGGATCGTAATCCAGAAACTGGATTTGTTTGGCGTGTTCACTGGCGTTGCATTAACAACGATAAACAAGTTTATGGATCACTAGACGTTCAATCTGGCGAAACATTTGTTCAGTTTGAAGATTTAACGGAAGAAATTGTGTTGTCTTGGGTAAAAAACAATTTAGAAGATTTTGAAAAAATTGATGCCGCAATGAAAACAGCGTCAATCAACAATGTGGCAATTGGTTTGCCGTGGAAGGGTGAAGCATGACAGTCGCTATTTCTTTTTTTGCTGGCGCGGGGGCGCAATTTTTTAACGATAACGGTGTTCCGTTAGCGGGTGGATTGATTTATTCGTATGCCGCCGGAACAACAACACCAAAATCAACATTTACAACTTCAGCAGGAAGTATTGCGAACAGCAATCCCATTCAATTAGATTCTGCTGGAAGAACTCCGCAAGAAATTTGGTTGACATCAGGCGATTTATATAAATTTGTTCTGAAAGATTCTACTGGTGCCACGATTGGCACATACGATGACATTCCGGGAGTCAATGATTCTGCCGCAATTGGCACCGCAATTTTGGCCCAATTAGCCAGCACCACCAATAATGCGTTGGGCGATGCTTTGATTGGATTCAAGCAATCTAATGCTGCTGGTTTTTTGGGCAATGCGGTTGGTCGAACTGTTAATGCAAAGCTGCAAGAATCTGTCAGCATCAAAGATTTTGGCGCTGTTGGCAATGGTGTGGCTAATGACACCACAGCCATTCAAAATGCGGTCAATGCGGCTTATGCCGCTGGCGTTGATTTGTATATCCCGCCTGGAACTTATCTCATAACATCAACAATCACACTTGCAAATAACAGTTTGACCATGTACGGCGAGGGCTGGTCATCTGTTATCAAGAAAAATGCTGGCGTTGATGGCATCGTAATTACTGGCAATTACTGTGTTTTGCGCGACTTTACTGTTGACGGAAATAGTCAAAATAATTCAGGTGTAGGCATTAAAGGCGACGATAATCGCGTCAAAGGGCTACAAGTTTTTGGCAACAATGTGCATGGTATTTACAGAGATGGTCAAGCAACAACCTGCCGTCGAAATGTAGTCGAACAATGCTATGTGCACGACAACGATGGAATCGGCATTTCGTGTAACACCGCACCGGATAGTTTTACAATTGGCTGCGTTTCAACTTTTAACGGGTTGGAAGGCATTACTGACGATTTGCCAAGTTATCGGTCGGGCATCGTCGGCAACTATTTGTCGGATAACTGTCAAATTGGCGGCGTTGGTGGGATTGGTATTGACCAAGCAAACAATGCTGCGGTTACAGGCAACGTCGTTAATAACACTCAATCGAGTTTGGCTGGCATCTGTTTTCAAAACAATGTAGGCAATACAAACTATTGCACGATTACAGGAAATTCGCTGACCAATAACACCGGCGGCGGTATCTTGATGGGCGGCAATACGACATCAGGGTTTTTTTGTTTCGATAATGTGCTTGCGGCAAATACATTTCAAAGCAATACAACTTTTGATATTAGATTACCCGCTGGCAATACATCTAACACCATTACCGGTTTACAAGGAAACGCAGTTGTTTTAGATGTAAATGCGGGCGGCCAAAACACAAAATCAGGTTATCGGTGTCAGTTCCGTGTATTCAATAACACATTACGTTCTAACGTCACGGGCGATGGTACTGAATACACTGTCCCGTTTGATGGAGAAACATCAGATATTGGAAATCGTGTTGCGGCGGGTGTTTTTACAGCACCAATCACCGGTGTATATCAACTGAATTCATCTGTTCGTTTGGAAGGTGGCGCGGGTCAAACATCCGGCATTATAAAAATTGTGGCTGCGGGTTCAATTTCCCAAACTGCGCAGTCAGGAAACGATACTGGCACAGGCGGGTCTGCGGTGTTGCAGATGACTGTTTCCGATGTGTTTTTCTTGCAACGTGGCGATACAGTTACGGTAGCAGTGGCAGGTATTGGCGGCGCAAAAGACATGGATATTGCAGCATCAACGGTTACCGCTTATTTTTCTGGCGCACTTGTGGGGTAAATAATGACAACACCTTATGACATCATTACCCGCGCCATGAAAGACATCGGCGCGTTGGCTGCTGGAGAAAATCCAACCGCAGACGAAGCGCAAGACGGGCTGGATATGCTGAACGACATGATCGCGCAGTGGTCGAACGAAAACATGATGGTGTTTTACCGCACCGAGATTGTGTTTCCGTGCGTCCAGAATCAGGTGCAATACACCATCGGTCCGTCGGGTAACGTGTCTGCGCGGTTTACAGGATCGATCAGCGGCACGACTTTAACTGTACCCACTGACGGCGTTCTAAAAGGCGCAATCACAATGGGCATGACCCTGACAGGGCCGGGCGTGTTGCCTGGTACTACCATCGTCGGGTTTGGCACGGGTGCGGGTGGTAACGTCAACGAGGGCGGCACTTACACGGTCAGCCGTGGGCATACAACGCCTGTTGTGCTGCAAATCATCGATGCCTACTATGAACGCCCGCTGACCATTGAATCGGCCTTTGTGCGGGTCAATACGACCAGCAACGGCGTGCCGATCTATGGTGGCGGTCTGGATTACCCGATTGCGATCCTAAGCCTTGAGGAATACGAGTCGATTGGCCTAAAGACTTTAAATGGCCCGTGGCCGAAGTCGTTGTATTACCAGCCGTCGGAGCTGCTGGGAACGATCTACCTGTGGCCAAACCCAGCTCAGGGCGAGATGCACTTATTCACGCAGACTATTTTCCGCGAGTTTGGCGATTTGTACGGGTCGATTCAATTTCCGCAGGGCTACAATATGTGCCTGCGCTGGTGCTTGGCTGAACGGCTAATGCCGATGTTTGGCAAGATCAATCAGATTCAGGTAAGTCAAATATCTGCTTACGCAGCACAGGCGAAAGCTACGGTGAAGCGCACGAACATGAAGCCGCCACAGGTCAGCAAGTATCCTGACGTATTGATGACCGGCAGACCGAAGGATGCGGCGTTCATACTTGATGGAGGCTTCAACTAATGGCAGATTTCGGCTTTGTCGGCGCGTCGTACACCACTCGGTCGATTTATCAGAACGATCAGGAATGCATTAATTTTTACCCCGAAATCGACCCGACTAAACAGCCGGGTGAGCGCGGTATCGTCGCGCTGTATCCAACGCCAGGCTTAGTCACTGAAATCCAATTTCCCATTTCGGCTGAGGTGCGCGGGATGAGGGCGCTATCTGGCCTTCAATATGCCATCGCGGTCTGCGGAAGCAATGTCTATTTAATTGACACGAATTTAAGTTATACACAGGTCGGAACTTTGGCAACTAGTTCGGGTCCAGTGTCAATTACTGACAACGTAATGACCGCAGAAGGATTGACTGCATATATTGTTGATGGGGTCAATCGCTACTATTACGTTGTGCCAACAAATATATTTGTTCAATTGCCTGGATCAGATGGCGATTGGGTTGGCGCAACGATGGTTGATACGGTGGACAACTATATCGCTTACAACGAGCCAGGAACGCAGAATTGGGCGGTGACTGACTTGGGGTCGCCCTTGTCCACCACGGGGCTATACGGGGCTAAGGACGGGTCGCCTGACAAGCTGGTGGCGCTGATTATTGACCACCGGCAGGTTTATCTGCTGGGCGAAGTGACTACCGAGGTTTGGATTGATGTCGGCAGCCAGATACCCAACATTATTACTTTCCCCTTTCAGCGGGTGTCAGGAACCAGCAGCCAGAACGGTTGCGGTGCGCCGTTCTCGATTGTTCGCTTTGCCGAAACCTTTATGTTTCTTGCGCGGGATACGCTGGGAACCGCGACCATCGGCCAGATGAAAGGCTACGAATTTCAGAGGCTTTCGACCCACGCGGTCGAGAATAGTCTGGTTGGGGTTGATGTGTCGGATGCTAGGGCTTGGTCGTTCCAGATTGAAGGCCACGAATTTTATGTAATTAATTTTCCATCTATTGACCTGACATGGGCTTATGACTTAGCGACCCAACAATGGATCAAATGGCTGTGGTGGGATGCGCCCAACGCGGTTTATAAGCGCCACAGAGGGCAGAATTGCATCGCATTTGCCAATAAGAACTTAGTAGGCGATTACGAAAACGGCAAGATTTATAGCCTAGATTTTGACGAATATACCGATGCTGGCAACCCGATCCGTCGGTTGCGCCGTGCGCCGCACCTAACCACAGACTTGCAAAGACAGTATTTTGAGGAATTCCAGATTCAATTCCAGCCTGGCGTTGGGTTGACTACAGGGCAGGGGGAAGACCCGCAGGCGATGCTGCGCTGGTCAAATAATGGCGGTTCTACTTGGTCAAATGAGCATTGGGTCAGCATGGGCCGGCAGGGCAATTACGTTAACCGAGCGATCTGGCGGCGGCTGGGCTGGGCGCGGGATCGTATTTTTGAGGTAGCGATTACCGATCCGGTGAAGGCTGTGATTGTGTCGGCAAATTTGAAGGCATCGGCAGGCGATAACTAATGGCCGTCAATACCAACATCCGGTTCCCGACCAGCCCGTTTATTGAGCCAACCACTGGCAGACCGTCGCGGGAGTGGATTCAATGGCTGCAAAACCCGAACGTTGTCAGCAGCACGGTAGAGTATCAAATTATTAACGGCGGTGAAATTAATAACACAATTATTGGTAATGTCACACCGGCAGCGGGTACGTTTACGCTGCTGACGGCGTTACAGGGCATCGGCGGGGGTACGTTTTGAATGTAAGGCCAGCCACCGTTGCCGACTTAGATGCTTATGTGGAACTGTTATCAGACTTTCACAACGCATCGCCGATGAAAGGTGTGGCTGATTATGATGTTGTGGGCATTCGTGCTTTTTTGACTGCTTCATTAGAAAATGCCAACATTTTGTTACTGGTTGGCGAGTTAGGTGGCAAGATTGTCGGCGTGACATCGTGTCTGTTATATCCGCTGTATTTCAGCCCGAATTACCATGTGGCGCAGGAATTGTGGTGGTGGCTGACACCAGAAGCGCGAGGTAGTGGGATTGGTCAAGCGATGTTTAAACACATTGAAAATTGGGCAAGGTTAAAAAACGCAAGGGCGCTGTTTATGATTGCATTAGAGGATGAACGCGCAGCAGCGATGGAAAAAGTTTATGGTCGAGCTGGCTTTAGACCGCTTGAACGGACGTTCATCAAGGAGTTGACATAATGGCAATCGGAACAGGAACCGCTTTATTGCTAGGCGCTGGCGCTGGTCTTATTGGATCAGGGATGCAGGCTAGAGCTGCCGAACGCGGCGGTGAAATGCAAGCTGGAGCTGCAAGATACGCAGCCGACATCCAAAGGCAGATGTTCGACATCCAGAACCAGCAGCAAGCACCATACAGACAAGCTGGTTACGGTGCTTTGACGCGAATCGGCGAACTGCTGCCAGAATTAACAGCGCCAGTTACTCGCGAAGAAATCATGGGTCTGCCAGGCTATCAGTTTGGCATTGAGCAAGGCACGGGCGCTGCGCGGCAGATGTTTAACGTTGGCGGCGGTGGGTCAAATGTTGATCGCGCAGCTCAGAAGTTTGCAGTTGATTACACGCTTGGCACGGCAATGCCGCAGGTAATTGAGCAACGCAAAAATATTTACAACACGTTGGCAGGCATTGCAGGCATCGGACAAGTCGCACAAGGCCAAACTACGAATCTAGCATCAAACGTTGCTGGCAATATTGGTCAAGCTGCGATTGGCGGCGCTGGTGCAATTGGCGCTGGTCAGATCGGCGCTGCCAATGCCTACGCTGGCGGGCTAAGTAATATTGGCAATACTGGTTTGATGTATTCATTTTTAAATCGGCAACCAGGCGCATTAGGCGCATTGGGCGCAGCTAATCCGGCTTTAACTGGGGCATTAAGCAATACCAGCAATTATGCTGCTTATTTACCATTTAAGGGGTAAATGATGGCCGACCTAACTGTTACTCCTGTTGGCACTCAAGTTAAGCCAGTACCAGGCATGAGCCTGGGCGAAATGATTAATGCCGCTGGTGCAATGCAAGCGTATCAGCAAGCATTGCAACTTAACCCTGTTCAGCTAGAAAGGGCGCAAGCAGAATTATTGCGTTTGCAACAATTGATGCCAGAGGAACTTGCCAAAGCACAAGCCGAGCGCAAAGTTTCCGAAGAAACAGTTGCGCCACGAATCAGCGCGTCTAAAAGCACCGCAACGACCGCAGAGGCCGGTGCTGAGGAAGCAAAATTTAAGCTGTACCAAACGTATCTAAAAAATGTGCGTACAGAAGCATCTGATTTGCTGAAACAGCCAGAAATTACTTATGAGGACATTGAGAAAAAATTAAGGGCAAGCATTGAAAATGCAACGTCTGACAAAGCAATGATCGATAAGGTTATGACTGAAGGAATGATGGCAATTCCTAAAAATCAAACTAGCGATCAATATCGCGCTTTACTTGCAAATCAATTAGTCAAAACAGTTAGCGCAGAAAGCCAACTATCGACGCTGTTCCCGGGAATGCAATTGTTGAGTACAGGCGCACGCGCATTGCCAATTACGACCGGCGGCGCTTTAGCTGTGCAGCCGCCAGGTCAAATAATCGGTGGTGGTATTCCTATGGAGATACCGCCGACCACCGAAGTAACAGACCCGCAAACTGGGCAGAAAATTTTGCTTGGTTCTGCAAGTCAGCCGCAGAGATTAACAACCAACGTAGCGCCAGAGCAAGCCGCAATGCTCGAAACAAGAAGCAACGTGATTGCCAAAGATTTGCCGGAAGTTTTGGCAAAAGCCGCCGATGCGCAGTCAAGAATTGCTGTGTTCCAAAACATCAAGAAACTTGCGCCAGATGCGTTTACAGGGCCGACCGCAGAGCGCCGCCAAATGATTGCATCGTTTGCGCAAATGGTCGGAATTCCTGCTTATGAGATGGAAACCGCAACCACCGACGAATTGATGAAAAACACCAATTTGTTAGCGT